GGGGGGGGGAGGGGGGTGTTTTTCTTGTGGAACCTGCTCGGGGACCGCAGTGGGGCCCGTCATTTGCGCGCGCGCGGGTTTTGACGCGGGGTGGTCGCTTGCCCCACGAACGCCTAGTTTTGCCGCATGGGACGACGTGGACCGCCGCCAAAACCGACCGTGCTGAAACTCGTCGCCGGAAACCCCGGAGGACGCCCGTTGAACACGCGAGAACCCGTGCCGCCCCCCGGCGATGCGGAGCCGCCAGCGCACCTGGACGAATCAGCGCGACTGGTCTGGGCGCAGGTCGTCCCGCGGCTGGTCAAGATCGGTCTGGCTCGATCGGTCGACGGTGAGGCTCTCGCCCGGTACTGCCAGCTCGTGGTGATGTGGCGGGAATGCACAGCGTTCGTTGCGAAGAACGGACGGTCCTACCCCGTGCGTGCCGACAGCGGCGACCCCAAGAAGCCCGGTCGCATCATCCGGTTTGACGCCTTCGTGGAGACGATGATGATCATGCGTCTGGCCCGAGAGATACTCGCCATTGAGCGCGAGTTCGGCCAGACCCCAGCAGCCCGTTCCCGCATCCAGACCGCGGCGGAGAGTTCCAGCAAGGGTGATGTCAATGAGCTCAAAGCCAAGTTCTTCTCGTCGCGGCCGGAAGCGCCGCGGATCTCCTGAGTTCGGGCGGCCGGCGGCCAAGGGCGCTGTCTTCGATGCAGCAATCGCCGATCGGGCCTGCAACTTCTTCGAGCTCTTCCTGACCCACACGAAGGGTGAGTGGGCGGGGCATCCGTTCGTCCCGCACGGGTGGCAGCGGGACCGGATCATCCGTCCGCTCTTCGGCTGGCGCCGCGAGGCAGACGGCTTCCGCTGGTATCGCCGGTGCGACCTGTGGCTTCCTCGAAAAAACGGCAAGAGCACGCTCGCCGCCGGCGTCGCGCTGTACCTGCTCTTCGCCGACGAGGAGCCCGGCGCCGAGGTGTACCTGGTCGCCAACGACCGTGAGCAGGCCTCGATCGTGTTCAAGGAAGCGGCCCGCATGACGAAGGCTTCGCCCGAGCTCAACGAGATGAGTCAGGTCTTCGACTCGGCGCGAACTCGCTCCATCGTGTACGCCGAAACGCTCTCGTCCCTCCAGGCGGTGAGCTCGCTTCCGACGAACAAGGACGGCTTGAATCCGAGCGGCGTGGTCTTCGACGAGATACACGAGCTCCGCGACTTCGCCCTGTGGGAGAAGATGACCACCGGCAGCGCCACCCGCCGCCAACCTCTCACGTTCGTGATTTCGACCGCGGGGTATGACCGCAACACGGTCGGCTACCGCGAGTACGCTGCGGACAAGCGAATCCTCGAGGGCAAGAGCCGGATCACCGACCGCCTCGTCGTCGTGTATGAAGCGGGGCCGAAGGAGAGCTGGAAACGCGAGAGCACCTGGAAGAAGGCCAATCCGGGGTACGGCGTCACCATCAAGCCGCGGGAGTTCCGCTCCCTGTTCGCCGAGGCCCAGGAGGACGCGGCGAAAGAGGCGACCTTCAAGCGGTATTACCTGAACATCTGGACCGGCGCAAAGACCGGGTGGATCGACATCGAAAAATGGGACGCCTGCGGTGATCCAGTGGACCTGTTCCGAGTGGTCGGCCTGCCCTGCTGGGTGGGCCTCGATCTCTCCAAGCGCTCAGACATCACCGCGGCTGTGGCACTCTTCCGCGAGGACAAGGACAACGTGCGGCGCTACCACGTTCTGCCGCATTTCTTTGTGCCGGATGAAGAGATCGAGTTGAAAGAATCTCGGGACGGCGTGCCGTATCGGGAGTGGGCCAGGGCGGGCCACGTCACCCTGACGCCGGGCAACGTGATCGAGTACGCCGCCGTGCGAGACCTGGTCATGGAGAAATGGGCGCGGAAGTTTCAGATACGCGAGATCGCGTACGACCCGTACAACGCGACCCACCTGGCGGACGACCTGCGCGCCGCCGGCATGAACATGGTCGAGTTCATCCAGACGATCAAGCACGTCGCGCCGCCGACGATGGAGCTCAAGAACCTGATCCTGCAAGGCCTGGTCCGGCACGGCGGCAACCCGGTCCTGCGATGGATGGTTGAGAACGTCGCGGTTCTCGTCGATGTCAACGGGAACGAGCGGCTGACCAAGAAGGCCTCCACCGCCCGCATTGACGGGGTGGCCGCGTTGGTGAATGCCCTGGGCCGGGCTAGTGTCGGTGACGCTGCCCCGTCCGTGTACGAGCAGCGCGGAGTCCTGAATCTATGAAGGCGATCACCACCCCCGCGTTCGGCGCATCTCTCATCACCGGCCCCGGTCTCGACACCGACGCTGAACCCTACATGGTTAACCCCGAACGGTCACGCGGATTCCAAGAGTCGCGGAACATCGAGGACCCCACCAAGCCGATCACCGCAGCCCAACTCGCGGACCTGCTCAGCGGCGGCGCGACAGGATCGGGAAAAGCCGTGACGCCCCGGTCGAGCATGAAGGTTGCGGCGGTGTGGGCCTGCGTTCGGGTCATTGCCAACGCCATCGCCCGGATGCCCCTGGTCACATACGAGCGGACCAGCGCCGGGCGAGAGCGGGCCACGGGGCACCCGCTCTACCGGCTGCTGAAGGTCAGGCCCAACGCGGATATGTCGTCATTCACGTTCAGGTCCACCCTCGTGGCGAACACGCTGCTGTGGGGCAACGGGTATGCGGAGATCGTCCGCCGCGGCGACGGCCGTCCCCAGGCGATCATCCCGATCGAATCCGAGCGGGTGACGCCGATCCGCGAGAAAGGAGAGGTGCGGTACCGCGTCACCACGGACGGCGCGCCGGTCACGCTGCTGAGGCGCGACGTGCTGCACATTCCCGGATTGTCGTACGACGGCATGTGTGGGTTGTCCGTGATCGCCCATGCCAGGCAGACGATCGGCGCCGCCCTGGCCGCGGATGAGTTCGCCGGCACGCTCCTGAAGAACGGCCTGCGTCCCAGCGGAGTGCTGCAGCATCCCGGCAAGCTCGGGGACCAGGCGGTGAAGAACCTCCGCGAATCCTTCGCCGCGGTCTATGGCGGCACGGCCAACACGGGCAAGCCGCTCATTCTCGAGGAGGGCATGACCTGGTCCGCGTCCGGCATGCCACTCGAAGATGCTCAGTGGGTCGAGTGCTCGTACTTCCGCATCGAGGACATCTGCCGGTGGTTCGGAGTGCAGCCCCACAAGGTCCAGCACCTGCTCCGCGCCACGAACAACAACATCGAATCGCAGAGCCTGGACTTCCTTGGTGACACGCTCGCCCCGTGGGTCGAATCGGTCGAACAGGAGTTCAACTGGAAGCTCTTTGGCGAGGATGAGCAGGACCGCTTCTACGCTGAGCACCTCACCCAGGCCATCGTGCAGATGGACGCCAACGCACGCGGCCAGCTGTACGAGCGGCTCTTCCGCGTCGGCGCGATCTCGCCCGATGAAATCCGCGAGCGTGAGAACCTCAACGACCTGCCCGAGGGGCGCGGGCGGACGTACTGGACCCAGTCCAGCAACATGCCGCTCCCGACCGAGGCACAACGGGACGAGCTCATCCAGTCCTGGATCAAGAAGGGTTCCGGCTCGGCACCAGGCGGCGCGGGCGGTCCAACTGACGGGTCGGGTCAGCCCGACCCCAAGACCGATGACAAGGTCGCCAAGGACGGCTGACCCGTCTAGGCTCGCACAGTGGACGGCGAAAGGTGTGCGACATGCCCGCTCGAATCGAACGGCGGTTCTCCGCCGGCCTGACCCTCCGCGAACTTGACAAGCCCCAGGACGGAAGGATCGCGACGCTCAGCGGCTACGCGGCGGTCTTCAACTCGCTCTCGGAAGATCTCGGCGGGTTCCGCGAGTTCATCCGGCAGGGGGCATTCTCGCAGTCGCTCAGCCGCGGCGATGACATCCGCGCGCTGGTCGGTCACGACACCACCATGATCATCGGGCGCCGGTCGGCCAAGACGCTCGAAGTGAAGGAGGACGAGAAGGGCCTGGCGGTCGAGGTCTCCGTTCCCGACACCACCGCCGGGCGTGACCTGGTCGTGAGCGTCAAGCGCGGCGACCTCACAGGGATGAGCTTCGGGTTCGCCACGGTGAAGGACGAGTGGACGCGGCAGACCAAGGACGGTGACACGGTCTACCGCCGCGAACTGCTCGCGGTCGATCTGTTCGAGGTCAGCGCCGTGGCGTTCCCCGCGTACACGGACACGTCGGTCGAGGCCCGCGGCGACGTCGCGAGCCTCAAGGACATCCTGCAGGACGGGGTCCGGCGAGCGGGCACGGACGCCGCTCCCGGCTCCTTCGCCCGGCGGGATCGGATCATCGCCGGGTACAAGGCGCGGTCCGCGCTGTGGAACTGAGAACGCAATACGTCTAGTCTGGCGCGGCCAGTGGACCGCACGCCAAGCGGGAGGCACCCATGTCAGCGATGAGCATCACGATCGATCTGTCAGCAATTCTCGACCAGTACGACGCCGAGCGGCGCAAGCTCCGCGACCAGGCGGATGAACTCGTTGCCAAGGTGACCACCGAGGACCGCGACTTCGGCAAGGACGAGGAGGCCCGTCTCAAGGAACTCCAGGACAAGATCGTCGCCCTGGGCAAGCGCTCCGAGCAGGTCCGCAAGCAGGCCGAAATCCGCAAGGGTCTGGAGGAGCCGGGCAAGCCCAAGACTCAGCGCGACGTCAAGCCCAACCTCGAGCGTGCCGACGACGACGAGGCCGAGAGCAAGGACCGCGAGAAGCGGTACGCCCGCGCCTTCGGCTCGTTCATCCGGCGCGGCATGGGCGCCATGAACGATGAGGACCGCGGGGTGCTGCAGAGCCGGTTCAACTCGCTCCCCGAGGACAACCCCGAAGTCCGCGACCTGTCGGCCATCACCGGCTCAGCGGGCGGGTTCACCGTTCCGACCGGGTTCCTGGCCCAGATCGATCAGGCGATGAAGGACTACAGCGGCGTGCTGCAGTCCCGCGCCCAGGTCATCACCACCGACGCCGGCAATGACCTCCCGTGGCCGACGGTCAATGACACGGCGAACGAGGGTGAGCAGGTCGACGAGAACACCGCCGTCGGCGGGCAGGATGTCGCCTTCGGGCAGATCACCGCCAAGGCGTACCTGTTCTCGTCGAAGTTGGTGCTGGTGCCGCTCACGCTGATGCAGGACACGGGCATCGACCTGGAGGGGTTGCTCGCGTCGCTGCTGGCCGAGCGCCTGGGCCGCATCGCCAACCGCCGCCTCACCAGCGGCACCGGTGCCAACCAGCCCCAGGGCGTCGTAACGGGCTCGACGTTGGGCGTCACCGCCGCCGGCGCCTCGGCGATCACGTACGACGAGACGATCGACCTGCAGCACTCGATCGACCCCGCGTACCGCGCCGATGCGGAGTACATGTTCCACGATGATGCGCTCAAGCTGTTCCGCAAGTTGAAGGACTCCGACGGCCGGCCGATCTGGATGCCCGCGGCGAACGCGGCGATGGCGAACGGCGCGCCGGGTTTGCTGAACAACAGCCCCTACAGGATCAATATGCACATGGACAGCCCGGCCACCGGCAAGAAGTCGGTGCTGTACGGCGACTTCAGCAAGTACAAGGTCCGCCGCGTGAAGTCGATCACGCTGGTCCGCCTGGCCGAGCGGTACGCGGAGAAGATGCAGATCGGCTTCTTCGCGTTCATGCGGCTGGACGGCAGGCTGAGCAACGCCGGAACGAACCCGATCAAGCACCTCGTTCACCCGTAACCGGGTGGCTAACACGGCATACCACTTTTTCATTGCGGCTCTGGTCCGCTGCAGCGGGTCAGAGCCTTTCAGAGACTTTAGGAGCAGCCATGCGAATCAAGTTCCTCACATCCATCGCCGGCGTCAACTACAGCCACAAGCCCGGTGACGAGGTGGATTGGCGCGACAATGCCGAGGCGGAGCGATTCGTGAAGGCCGGGTACGCCACGAAGATCGGGACTGCCTCTGTGCTGGAGGGCGGCAAGGCTGAGAAGCCCGCGAAGCCCGACGTGCAGGACAAGCCCGCGGTCGAGAGGACCGACGGCAAGGGCGGCGGTGGGGGTGAGAAGGCGACGCTGAAGCGGTAAGTGGACAGGCGGGCTAAGCCCCGCAAGGAGACGATCATGGCAGCGGTAGGACTCGAGGAAAACTCGCTCACGCTTCAGGCGGCGGGCGCTTCATCGGCGGGCACGGCGGTCAACGGCGCGACGCTGGACATGGCGGGGTTTGATGGGGTGATCCTGTTCTGCACGCTCGCCACCGCCAACGCGGGGAACTTCCTCAAGGCCCAGCAGGGCGAGGCGAGCGACGGGTCGGACATGGCGGACCTGGCGGGAAGCAAGGTCGTGGCTGACGCCAACGGCTCGATCGTCGCCCTCGACATCAACCGGCCCAAGGAGCGGTACATCCGCGGCGTCGCCATCCGCGCCGGCGCCAACACCGCCACCGGCGACATGTACGCCCTGCGGTACAAGGCCAGCAACCAGCCCACGAGCAACACCATCGCCAACGTGCTCAAGAGCCTCAAGCTCGTGAGCCCGGCGGAAGGCACGCCGTAACAGAATCACTGGCGGGGTAGAGCAGCCTGGAAGCTCGTCGGGCTCATTAACCCGAAGGCCGCTGGTTCAAATCCAGCCCCCGCTATTTCACGGTCGCCAGTGTTGGCGGCCGGCCGGCCCGTACCTCTCCTTCCGGCGGGTCCACGCGTCGGCATCGAAGGGCGGGCCGGTTCCTCTGATGGCGAGCGGATAGGCGAGCATGGGCTACGAGATCGTCACAGAACCCGCGGAAGAGCCCGTCTCCCTCCAGGAGGCCAAGGACCACCTGCGGGTCGAGGTGACCACCGACGACGCTCTGATCGGCCGGCTGATCACCGACGCCCGCGAGTGGGTGGAGCGGTTCACCCGCCGCGCCCTGGTCACGCAGACGCGGCGGCTCTGGGCGTACCAGTTCCCCGACTGCTACTTCGACCAGGACGGCATCGGGCGCGATTCCGCGTGCCGCGACTGCACGGCGGTCCTGCTGCCTGGCGGCAAGGTGCAGAGCGTGTCGAACGTGAAGTACGTGGACGCCGCAGGGACGCTCCAGACGCTGGCCGGGAGCGAGTACAGCCTCGATGCCAAAGACCCGCAGAAGCACGCCCGGCTTGTACCCGCCTACGGCAAGTCCTGGCCGGGAACGCGGAGCGAGCCCAACGCGGTGCAGGTCGAATACATCGCCGGGTACGGCGCCGCCGCGGCGGTGCCGGCGATCGTGAAGCAGGCGGTCCTGCTCCACGCCGGATGGCACTACGAGAACCGCGAGGCCTCCGACCGCGAGAAGTTCCTCGGGTGCCTGGAGATGAAGCTCGCCGACGTCCGCCTGTTCGCCTTCGGCTGACCACCTCACGCCCACACACCAGGAGCACCCATGCCCACCGACCGTTACGACAAACACGCCTCGAGCCTCATGGCCCCCGCCGATGACGGGTTCGCCATCACCCCCAACGACGGTGCCGACCTGACGCGGACGCCGCGGTCGATCTATGTGGGCGGAGCCGGCAACATCGCCCTGATCACGTCGAAGGGAACGACCGTCACGTTCACCGGCCTGGCGGCAGGATCGGTGCTGCCGATCCGCGCCAACCGCGTGCTGGCGACGGGGACCACCGCGACCAACCTGATCGGGCTCGACTGAGAATGGCAAATGGACAACGCTGCAACAGGCTCGATCACAATGACTAACGGGGACTTTTATGCGGTCATCCGAATGCTCGAGGTCTTCGCTCCCGCTGACCCGTTCGTGACCAGGTTGCAGATCAAACTGGGCGAACTCAAAGAGCACTTCTACCCCAACAACCCGCAGATCGGACGCGAGATGGCTGAGGAAGTCGACCGGGTGGAGAAGATGGGGGCGCGATGAAGGCGGGCCAACTCGACCGGCGCATCCTGATCCAGCGGCGCGTGCCGGTGCGGAACGACCACGGCGAGGAGATCGAAGGTTGGGCGGATGTTGCCACGGTCTGGGCGAAGTTCGAGCGGATCAGCGGTCAGGAAGAGTTCCGGGCCGAGCAGCGGACCAACCGGCAGCAGGTGCGGTTCACGATTCGGTTCCGGCCCGGCATCGAACCGACCATGACGGTCGTGTATGACGGCGAGCGGTACGAGATCGAGGATGTTGGTGAGACGGGCGAGGGGCGGCGGGACGGCCTGGTGCTGAACGGATACGCCCGCGAGGTTTCGAGTGGAGGATGATCGATGGCAGGCGCAACACGAACCACGGTGGCCGGGCAGTTCGACATCAGGATCGACGTGTCTGACGTCATCCCCAAGCTCCAGCAGCTGCCCCGTCGGCTCGGCACTGCTGTCGTTCGCCGCGGTCTCCTGGCCGGCGCTCGCGTGATCGGAGAGGAGGCGCGTGTGCGTGCCCCTCAGCCGCGGGCCAAATCACGCCGCGGCAAAGCCAAGGGGCCGGCGATCAATCGCGGCGAGAAGGGGTACTGGTCCAGGGGGCTGCTGCGGAAGGCCATCGCGTGGGAGTCTCGCGGCATCTTCCGCGACGGAAGCGGCGTGCCTGTCGAACATCGGGCTGTCGTTCTCATCCGCAAGCCTCGTGGGGCGGGCGGGCGAAACGTCCGCTCCTACGCGCACATGGTGGAATACGGCACCCAGCCTCACCACATGGGCAAGGGCGCCATCACGACCGTCTTCAAGCGGTCGAAAAAGAAGGTCAATGCCGTCGGCGCGATGCACCCAGGCGCAAAGCCCCAGCCGTTCCTTCGCCCGGCCCTCGACACCAAGGGCGCTGAGGCCATCCGCACCATCGAGCAGATCGTCCGTAAGGAACTCGTCGTTGAGTTGGGGAAGATGCGATCCAAGGCGGTGGCGCGACGGTGACGATCGAGACGGCCATCACGAGGCACCTCACCGAGAACGCCGGACTTGCCGGCGTCCTTGGCGGACGGGTGTATCCGAAGCGGATGCCGCAGAACCCGACCTACCCGACGATCGTGTATCACCGGATCTCGGGGGCACGCGAGCACTCGCATGATGGGAGCAGCGGTCTGGCTCATCCGCGGTTCCAGTTGGACTTGTGGGCCAAGACCCACATCGCCGCGAAAGACCTGGCGGAGAAGGTCCGCGCTGCCCTCGACGGTTACAAGGGCGTGATGGGCGGAGTCGGCGGCGTCGACGTCAACGGCGTTTTCCTCGAGGATGACGACGACGGGTATGACGATGACCTGCAGGTCTACTGGTGGCGGATGGATTTCACCCTCTGGCACAACGAGTAGCGGGCCGGGCACGGGTAGTATCCGCGGAAGTGGACTTTGAAGGAGACGGTTATGACGGCGACGCAGGCCAAAGGCGGCTTCGGGGCCAAGCTCTATCGGGACGATGGGACGGGCACGTTCGTGGCGGTCGCGGAAGTGCTCGACATCAACGGCCCTGAGTTGAGTCAGATCATCGAGGACGCGACCACCATGGACTCGCCCAACGGGTGGGGTGAGAAGATCGCCGTCGGCGTTCGCGAGGCCGGCGATGTCACGTTCCAGATGCACATGATCCAGGACGACACAACCCAGAACTCGCTCTACTCCGACCTGGGATCGAGCACCAAGCGGAACTTCCGGCTGGTCTTCCCGAGCGGCACCAAGCGCCTCGCGTTCTCGGGGTTCGTGCAGCGGATCGGCCACAGCTACCCGGTCAAGGGCAAGCTCGTGAACGACTGCACGGTGTCCATCACCGGGCAGGTCGTCAAGGAAGCCAACCCCTGATCGCCGACGCCGTGTACGCCGCCCTTCTCTCCGGTCGCCTCTTCCAACAGGAGCCTCGCATGGATGCGCCGCGCGCCATCATCACCATCGCCGACACCTCTCACACAGTCATCTTCGACTTCAACCGTCTCGTGGCAATCGAGGCCGCCACCGGCCGCACCGCCCTCCAGACGCTCTCCGAGTTCGCCGGCTATGCGCCCGACGTTCCGGATGGGCAGGAACCCACCGCGGAGCAAGCCCAGGCCGCGGCGGAGCGGTTCAGTGTGACCAGCGTGGGGCGGTTCGTCGCGGGGTGCCTGGGCATCCCAGTGGCGGAGGTTGGGCGGCGAGTGCCGATGGGTCAGATACGTGAGGTCTTTGCCGCACTGATTCCAGGTTTCGTCGAGGCGGTCAAGCAACTCAGCGGCGGCGGGACCACCGCGGAGTCCGCGGCGGACCCTTCGGCGGCCCCTCAGACCTCCGCCGCCTGAGAGCATGGGCCAGGGTCGAACTGGGCATCACCGCCGCGGAGCTCGGGGCGATGTCGCCGGCGGAGGTCCGTGACCTGCTCGACGCATGGGAAGCCCGCGAACGGCGGCGGGACTTCCGGGCCGGCCAAGTGTGCTGGCTCCTCGCGGAGATTAACAGGGACCGTGAGGCTCGGCCGGTGCCATTCTGCCCGGCTGACTTCTTCCCGAGTCTTGAACTGCTCCGGCCTGATCCGCCGACCGATGATCAACTAGAACGGAAAATGGAAGCACTCTCCCGCGGAGGCAGCACATGAGCGCCATCGGCAAGGTTCAGGTAGACTTCGTCGCCAACATCGGGCAGTTTTCCAAAGGTGTCAAGGACGCCACGGCCAGCACTACATCCTTCGCCACCTCGATCGGACGCCTTGCCGGTCGGGGGTTTTCCGCGATGCAGGGCACCCTCAGCAAGATCACTTCCACCGTCCTCAACCTGAAGACGGTGATGGCCGGTGCGGCACTGGCATTTGGCGCCATCAAGATCGCGGGATCGTTCAACGACGCGGCCGAAACGGTGGACAAGCTGGGCAAGGCCGCCAAGCGGCTGGGCCTCTCCGTGGCCGATCTCTCCGGCCTGCGGCTCGCGGCGGGCGAGGCCGGCGTCGAGTTCGACACACTCGCGAAGATGGTGGGCAAAGCCCAGAAGAGCGTTGGGCAGATTCTGAACAAGGGCGGGAGCCTGATGCAGGTTGGCGACGTGAGCATCATGCTCCGTGAGGTCACCGGCGAGGCCCGCCCGATCGCCCGGCTGCTCCCCGAGATCGCCGCCGCCCTCGAGGCCGCGGGCGACGAGGCCAGGCAGCTCGACCTGGCGGCGTCGATCTTCGGCAAGGCCGGCGGCGACGAGTTCATGACGCTGCTCAAGGACGGCGGGGATTTCATGAAGAACCTCGCCGATCAGACCGACCGAGCCCGCCGCCTGGGCGTGCTGTTCACCGAGACGCAAGTGAAGAACCTCACGGCCTACAACGACGCCGTGGGCCGGATCGGAGAGGCCTGGCTCGGGTTCCGCGTGATGATCCTCAACGAGATCGCGCCGATGATGGGCGAACTGGCGGATCGAACCGCCGAGACGATGGGCCGATTCACTCAGTTCTCCGTGAACCTGATCGCCGTGGTCCGTGAGGCCGTGAGCGGCGAGCAGCGCGGCAAGGCCATAGACCTGCTCATCACGGCCGCGAACACGATTCTCAACGGAGTGTGGACTCATGTCTCCACCCGCGTTCAGGAGTTTTTCGTTCGCCTGGGCAGCTTCGCTCAGATCGTCCTCAACAACATCGTGCAGGGCCTGGGAGACACGGTTCTGAGGGCGGCCGAGAGCATGGTGGGCGTGGCGGCCTCGATCATCAAGCCGGCACTTGAGGCCATTGGCAAGGCTCTGAAGGCCGTAGGCGAGTTCGCGTACGACGCGGGTGCCGCGGTCGTCGAAACCTGGGAGGAAGCCGGCAAGGCGACGGAGGCCTTCGCGGCGGAGATGGCGCGTCAACGGGGCCGCGCCAACAGCAGGTTCGACTGGGCGATCGACTCGATCGAGAAGTTCGGCAAGGAACTTCGCGGCGTCTCGGATGCCGCGCCAGGTGTCGTGCGGAACCTGGAGTCGATCTCCGCGGCAGCGACCGCGATGTCGATTCGGTTGGTCGAGTTCGGGACGCAGCTCCGCGACACGATCCAGGGCTTCGCGGCGGGCGCGGCCAACGCGTTCGCCGATTTCGCCGTGGAGGGCAAGGCCTCGTTCGCCGATCTTGCCAAGTCCTGGGGCAAGATGCTGATCTCGATGGCGGTGCAATTCTGGGCCTTCAAGCCCATTTTCGACGCTATCGGCAACTGGGCGGGTGGGCAGTTCGGGGCACCGGCGAGCGGGACACCATCGTCGGCCCCAGACGGCAACGCGGCTGGGTCGCAATACACTGGTGTGGGTCCGACTTTTGGCGATGCCAGCGGGGCCGCGTACGTTCGAGGTGTGCAGTTTTTCGCTCGCGGCGGTGTCGTGGGACGCCCGACGCTGTTCGGAGCTGCTGGAGGGCGGATTGGTCTGATGGGGGAGGCCGGGCCCGAAGCGATCATGCCGCTTACCCGGGTCGGGAGTGACCTCGGCGTCAAGGCCATCGGAGGCGGCACGGTCGTGAACATCATTGACCAGCGGCAGGGCGGCGAGCCGGTCCAGGCGAAACGATCCCGAGGCCCCGACGGCCGCGAACTCATCGAGGTCATCGTCCGCGACACCGTCAACCGAATGCTCGGTGACGGCTCATTCGACCGGGCGATGGGATCAAATTTCGGTGTCGGACGCCGCCCGACGGCTCGCTGACCCCACTCGTTCTCGGCCCCCTGACCACCTCCCGGCGGCCCCGGTGACGGTGTATCCTGTGGCATGGGTTGCATCTCCCAGATCGTGGCGCTTGTTGCGGCGGCGACATTGACAGCCTGCCACCCTGCGTCGAAACCGCAGCCCCGGAAGGCCGTGTTCAACGCCGCCGAATACGTGCCGTATGAGCGGCAAGGGAATGGGGGTATACAGGGGCAGGCGTTCTTGGTGCAACGCAATGGCGGAGTCGTCGTAGGCGCTGGACGCGACGTCTACCTGGTGCCGGTGACTTCGCTCACTACAGAACTCTACGAACGATGGATCGTTGGGTACACAGTGCTCGAACCGACGGATGCGCCGACAAAGCAGTTCACAAAAGTGCAAGTCGGAGATGCTGATGGCAGGTTCAGTTTCACAGGCCTTCCAGCTGGAGAGTACTACATCTGGTGTACGATTAACTGGGAAGTCCCCCAAGGGTACATCACCGCCCGCGAGGGAGGGATCGCCCATGCGAAAGTGAAGGTTGAGGACGGGAAGGTCACACAGGCGGTCGTCACCCGCCGATAGCAGTGAGTCGCAGAGGTCAACGGCCCCGGAAGGACTCCGGGCCTCATTCATGGGATGGATCCCAAGAAGGGAATCCTCGCTATGAATGAGCACATGGACACGATCGTGGAAATGGCACGCCAGTCCAGGTTGGCCGTGATCTACTACCGCAAGGGCATTTCCAAGGGCACCGTCAAGCCTCGGCTTGTAGAGCCGTACGCTTTCGTGCAAGGCAAGCAGGATCTGATGATCCGGTGCTTCCAACTCCAACACGGGGAGGACACCGGCGAGAGCGGCTGGCGGTTCTTCATGAGCCACAAACTTGAAGGAGCCGACCCCACCGGGATCACCTTCAAGCCGCGTCGTCCGATCAAGTTGCCGACGGGGGAAGTCGACACGAAGGTCTCGGAGTCGGAGCATTGGACCGAGAGCCGCAAGTTATATCGAGACATTGTTGCCGACGCCCTCGCCGACGGTTGGATCGATCCCGCGGAAGCGGTCTCCCTCAAGGAGTTCAAGGTCAAGAACGGCCTCACGGACGACGACACACGCTTCGTCCACGCGTCCGTCTATCACCGCTGCCTCGGTGCGGTCCTCGACGATGGCTTCGTGACGGAGAGAGAGCTGGAGGAAATCCGATTCCTCCACACCGCGATGCGATCTCTGGGTTGGGCGGTCGGCGAGTAGTTTACCGCGACGGCCAGCAGAACCGCCTCATCACCGTTTCCTCCCCGCCTTCTTGAACGCCCTGGCGAGCTTGTCGATGGTGGGCACGCCAGCGGAGTGCTTGCCCGTCTCGATGCGGGAGATCGTCTCCTGGCGGACGCCGGCGAGGTCGGCGAGGTCCTGCTGGGAGAGTCCCAGTTCCCGGCGCTGCCGGATGATGTCGCGGGCGATCGAAACCCGTGCGAACTCAACCGCGGGCATGTTGCCGTCCTTGTCGGCGGCAGGGAAAGCCGGCAGGCCGTCGTCATCAGATGCCCGCCCCGCCGCCTTGGCGAGGTCGTTGTAGTCTCGCTCGGTCATGACCACAAGCCGCGTCCCTTCAATGTCGATCGTCTGTGTCCTGAACATGCTGTTCCTTTCCGGCCCCGCGGGGCCTCACTCGTAGAACCCGTCCCGGTGCCCCACCTTCACCACCGTCACCGTGTGGTCAACCTTCTTTTCCTTGCCCGCGCCGATGACCGTGGTCTTGACCGAAAACTGGACCCGGTAATCGCCGGTGCGGATGCGGTACTGACCCGCCAGATTGCCGCTCAGCGGCTTGGCTCCGCTGACTTCCGGCCACTTCCCAAGCCGCACGAACACTTCGGCGACCCGTTCCTGGATCCGCTCGGGGAGCGACATGAACTGCTCGCGGGCCTCTGGGGTGATGATCACGGTTGCCATGACATGATTATGACACGGCTATGATGCGTTGTCAAGTCTATCGGCAAGAATCCGCGCCGATTTTTTCGATCATCCACACGGGTAGTATCGCGGCAAGCTGCCGTGGACAGGCGAGCGAGTGAGAACCAATGGCGGAAGTCATCTGGCCTGCCGGGCTGCCGCAAGCCCCCCAGGTCGCCAGATACAGCCAGGTCGATCAGGACCGAACCGTCCGCACGTCGATGGACGTGGGGCCGGCGAAGGTACGCCGTCGCGCCACGGCCGCGATCGAGACATGCGAGATCGAGCTTCGCCTGACCCGCGCCCAGGTCGCCACGCTCAAGACGTTCTTTCGGGACACCGTACAGGCCGGCGCCGTCGCGTTCGAGTGGAAGCACCATGAGACGGGCCAGCAGGTGGACTACCGCTTCATCGCCCCGCCGACGTTCACGCCCAGCGCCCCGCGGCAGGCCGGCACGGAGATCTGGTCGGCGACGTTCCAGCTGGAGGCGATGCCGGGCACGCTGGTGGTCACGCCGCCGATCCCGCCGCCGCCCGCGCCCGATGATCCGCCGTGGATCATGTTCGAGGAACCGGCCCCCGGCGCGAACGCTCGAACAGAGCAGGAACTCCAGCCGTTCGCGGTGATGTACTTCGATGAGCCCGACGGCATCACCCCCGAGCCTGACGACTCGCCTCTCGTCTTCGTCGGCGATCCCCACCCCGAGGAGGAGGGTCTGGCAATGGCGATCGTCGGGGTTGACGCGGACACCAGCGGCACTTCCACCTCAATCTCAGACGCCGGCGTCATCGGTGGCAGCGGCATCGGCTCGTTCTGACCCCGACTCACACCATCCACCACACCACACAGGAGCAGACAGCATGGGAACCAAGATCATCGTCTCAACCAACACCGACATCGCCTGCGGAGCGGCCTCGCCCAAGACGGTCCTCGGGTACAAGGCGCCCACCGGCGTGGCGGCCCGCGTCCTGCGCTACGGCGTCTCATTCGACGGCACGAGCAGCACCGATGCCCGCGCCACCATCGACTTCCAGAAGAAGCCCTCGTCGGCCGGCACGGCGACGGACATCTCCACCGAGATCGCCGCGGTGTCCGGGCTGACCACCTCCCTCGGCTCGGCGTTCCAGAACTACTCGGCGGAACCGGGAAGCGATGCCAGCACCCGCGTCCTCCGCCCGCACCGGATGGCCCCGACCGGCCCCTTCGAAACGCTTTCCGGGATTGACCTCGGCCCCGCGGAGCAGATCGGCCTTCGCGTCTATGGCGCGAGCGGCAAGACCTGTCGGGCCTGGATGGAGGTTGAACTGGGCTGATGCCCATTCTGACCGATGCCCCGCGCGCTATCCAGCACCGCACGCCGAGCGCTCTACGCCCAGGAAACGGGCGAGGTGTTCCTGTTGCTGCTCACGATCAGCCACCCCTCGCTCGCCGAGCCGATCCGAGTTGTGAACAACAACGAGGATGTGGTGAGCGGGGGCGTCACCTTCGTGCGGTTTCCCTTCGAGCTCGCGCTGCCACCCGAAAGTGATGAGGCCCCGCCGACTGTCAGCCTGCGGATCGCCAACGCCGACCGCCAGATTGTCCAGGCCGTCCGAAGTCTGGCGGGCGAGGCGATGACGGTGGACCTGTCGGTCATCTTGGCGAGCAGCCCGGACACGATCGAGGCCGGGCCATACCGCTTCACGCTCCGCGATGTGTCGTATGACGCGGCGATCGTGGAAGGCACGCTGAGGTTTGAGGACGTGCTCAACGAGCCGTACCCCGCCGATGCGTTCACACCAGCCCGGTTCCCTGGCCTCTTCTGATGCGACTGACCGACGACATCCCCGCCTGGGCGGCCCGGTACATCGGCCTGCCGTTCGTCGAGAACGGCCGCGACCGCGCCGGTCTGGACTGCTGGGGCCTGCTCCGCCTGGTGTACGCCGAGCGGTACGGCATCTACCTCCCGAGTCACCACGATGGCTACAGCGGCACGCAGGACCGCCCAGGCGTCGCCGCGGTGCTGGAGGCGGAGTTGTCGGGGGGTGGCAACTGGCGGCCCGTCGTGGGGCATCCAATGCCCGCGGCGGGCGTGGGGGTGGAGATCGGGGACGCGATGCTCTTCCGTGCCGGCGCCGGCGACCTGTGGCACGTCGGCATGGCGATCGCCCGCGGCAGGATGCTCCACGCTCGCCGCGGGAGCGACTCGTGTATCGAGCGGTGCGATGACGGCATCTGGTCGCCGCGGTCGCAGGGGGTCTATCGGTTCGCCGGCCCGGTGCGGATGGCGGGCCGAGTCTCCCCGCTCAAGCCCGCGGTCCTCCAGGTCACGCTCCCCGCCGGCGGGACCATCGCAGACATGCTCGCGGCGGCGGCAGTGCCGCCCTCGCCGTTCCTGCGGATCTGGATCGGCGACCAGGAGATTCGCCGCGAGCACTGGGATCGGGTCCGGCCCAAGGCCGGGCGCATGGTGACGGTCGCGGCGGTGCCCGCCGGCGACAACAAGACGCCCCTGCGGATCATCCTGTCGATCGCGGTGGTCGCCCTGGCGGTATGGACGGGGGGCGCATCGTTCGGAGCCGCCGGAGCCTTCGGCACGTCAGCAATCGGGCAGGGCGTTGTCGCAGCCGCTGTCACCATCGCCGGCACGCTGGCGATCAATGCACTCATCCCGCCGCCTCGCCCGCGCCTTTCCGACAACGGAAGCGACCAGGCCAGCCCGACTATCACCGGCGCCAGGAATGAGATGCGGCCATTCGGCGTGGTCCCGGTCGTGCTCGGCGAGCACCGCCTGGCACCCCTGTACGCCGCCAAGCCCTACACCGAGATCGTCGGCGACGACCAGTACCTCCGGTTGCTGTTTGTGCTCGGGTATGGGCCGCTTGAAGTATCCGACCTCAAGATCGCCGAGACTCCGCTGGACGAGTACGACGGCGTCGAGGTCGAAATCCGCGAGGGACGGCCTACCGAGGACCCCCTCACGATCTACCCCGGCGTGGTCCTCGAGGACGCCGCCGCGGTGCTGATCGAGCAGGCCTCGGGATGGCAGACCAGGACCAGTGAGGCCGATGCCGACGAACTCTCGATCGACATCACGTTCCCCCAGGGCGTAATCGAGTACGGCGGCGGCGGCGATCGCCGCACCCGCACCGTCGGGCTCGAGGTGGAGTACGCCACGGCGGGGAGCGGGGCCTGGACACGCATCAACCAGGCATCCCCGGACTTCGCGGGCGGGCTGGCGTTCATGTTCCGTCGGCCCGAGGTCCGGCTCGGCGGCTATGGCAACCACAACGGCCGCATCGCCTGGGGCGCGGGGTTCCCCGATGCCCGTCCCTCGTACCTGCCGGCCGAGGGGGGCTGGTCCTGGGAAGCGAGGGGCTACCTGCGGATTTCAGAGGCTGGCGACTACAGGCTCGGGATCGACTGCTCGGATGCCGGCGAACTGGTCATCAACGACAAGGTCATCGCCACCTGGTACGGCACGCACACGACGGCCGGCGGCGGAACGCCGGATTTCGAGCCTCACAGCGCGGTCAAGCGGCTTGCCCGCGGCTTCCACTCCTTTCGACTCCGCGTCGAGTCTCGATCATCCGGCGGAGCGGTTGCCCTTGGGTGGCAACCGCCCGGCGGAGTCTGGGAGATCATCCCGGCCAACCGCATCTACCGCACGTCCGGCGAGGATTCGAGCAAGAGCCGGTACCGCTGGTTCCGCACGGACAGGTACTTCCATTCGATCGTCGTCACCGCCGACCGACCCGAGCAAATTCGCAAGTCGCTGGCCTGGGCGGTCACGCCCGGTCAGTACGACATTCGCGTCCGCCGGATCACCGCCGACACCACGAGCGATCGCATTTTGGACAAGGCGTACTGGACCGCCCTGCGGACCATCCGCCATGAGGACCCGGTCAAGCTCGCGGGGCTGGCGAGGGTGGCGCTGCGGATCAAGGCTACGGACCAGCTCAACGGCGTGGTGGACCAGTTCAACTGCCTGGCCCGCTCGATCCTGCCGGATTGGGACACCGCGGCGGGGCAGTGGATCGAGCGGGCGACCTCCAACCCGGCCAGCTGCTACCGGGCGGTCCTCCAGGGGCCTGCCAACGCCCGTCCCGTTGCCGATGACCGGCTCGACCTGGCCGAGCTCCAGGCCTGGCACGAGGCCAATACCGCCGCGGGTTTCCGATTCGACGCGGTCATTGACTTTGCAGGCACCGTCTGGGAGCGACTCTCCGACGTGGCCGCGACGGGCCGCGCCACGTTCGGGATGCGGGATGGCCGGTACTCGATCGTCCGCGACAAGCGGCAGAGCGTGCCCGTCCAGCACTTCACGCCCCGCAACTCCTCGTCGTTCAAGGGCCGCAAGGCCTTCCCCGACCTGCCCCATGCCCTGCGAATCCGCTTCCTCAACAAGGACGGCGGGTATCAGCAAGACGAGCGCACGGTCTACGACGATGGCCGCGACGAGACCAACTCCACGAAGTTCGAGACGTTGGAACTTTTCGGCGTGACGGGGGCCGATCAGGTCTGGAAGCACGGGCGGTACATGATCGCGGTCGCCAAGCTCCGCCCCGAGGTGTACGAGCTCAGCACCGACATCGAGCACCTCGCCTGCACGCGGGGTGACCTGGTCCTGGTCACGCATGATGTGCCCCTGTGGGGCCATTCCTTCGGACGAGTCACCGGCCTGATCACCGACACCGACAACAACCTGGTCGGGTTGAACCTCGACGATCAGGTGACGATGGACGCCGGCGAGACGTACGTCATCCGGGTCCGCCTCGAGGACGGGACCAGCTGGCTCCGCTCGGTGACGACACAGGCCGGCCACTCCACCCAGGTCACGCTCCAGGGGCCGGTCAGTCCGAACGACCCGCGGCCGAAGGTCAGCGATTTGTGGATGTTCGGCCGGCTCGGACAGGAGACACGAGAACTCCTGGTCAAGAGCATCGACATCGACAAGGACCTGGGCGCGAGGCTCACGCTGGTCGATCATGCCCCTGCGGTCCACGAGGCGGACCAGGGACCGATTCCGCCCTTTGATCCGGGCATCTCGCTCCCGCCCGCCTGGGAGAACCGGCCGGACGCCCCGATCATCGAGAGCATCCGCTCCGATGACTTCGTGATGATCCGGGACGCGGACGGCTCGCTCCGCCCGCGGATGCTCATCACGCTCCGCAGGCCCAGCGGGACGCGGCCGATCCCCAACGCGGCCCAGGTCCGCATCCGTCCGATCCCGGAGCCGGGCGCCGAGGGCGAGGGGCCGTGGATCCACCTGCCCTTGGTGCCGATCGATGACAACCAGGTCTCGGTCGAGCGAGTTGAGGAGGGCATCACCTACCAGATTCGCCTCCGCACCGTGACCGCCACGGGACTGGCCTCGGTCTGGGTGCAGGCCGAGCACACCGTCATTGGCAAGGTCGGGCCGCCGCCGGACGTGGTGTCGTTCGACGTGGTCAGACTGGCGGACGGCACACGGCGGTACTCCTGGGTGCTGGGCGAGATTCCCCCCGACATCGCCGGCGTCAAGATCAGGTACGGCCCCGGCGCCGAAGGTCGCTCCTGGGACCAACTCTCCCCGCTCCATGACGGCACGCTCGAGGGCGCCTCGCCGATGGAGATGAACGTCCCGCCGGCTGGGGTGTGGACCTTTGGGATCAAGATGGTGGACACCTCGGGCAA